CCGCCCCTGCCACAATGGGGTCAATCAAAAGCTCACGATACGCAGAGAAGCTGGATTTGCCCAGTCGTCTTAGGATAATGTCAGGATTTGGGAGAATTTGGCTAAATCCATATAACCCAAAATAGCGATGGGCGGTGGCGATTTGGCTTGTGAGTTCTTTTTTGTCCAGTTTTGGGGCTTGGTTTTGGTTTGTCATTTAAAATCCTTGGGTGAGTTTGCTTTTTCTTTTGACTTTGCGAGTGGCAACCTTGATTTGTCCAATGTTAAGTTCACGGCTGGCATAATGAGCCAGCAACAAAGCAATACCTGCATCGCCGTGGCGTTTTTTGCCATCTGCACCCTGCGTGCGAGTGGTGGGAATGCGTGGCACACCATTCACAAGTTCAAAGGCTCGTAAATCATTTAAAATATCTTCATCTTTGGGTAGGTCGGTAAGTGTGCCATCTTCTAGGGCGGATTTAAAAGGAGCGGTGTGAGTACGATACCAACTTTCGGACAGCATGATGGCTTGGATAACATCTGCCCCAAAGGTGTCTTGCATTTTTTCGGCAAGCGATTGACCGTTACCCCGAGCATCAAACGCACCGCCACGTAAATTTGGCAAGCCTTTTAATAAGGCAATCATAATCTGCTCTTGCTGAGCAAAGGGCATATTGCCAAGCTCTAAAATAAAGGGCGGTTTTAGGATTAAATTTGGGTATTGCAATAGTGGCACAATCACGGTCTTATCGCCACTTCTGGCAAAATCCTCGCCCACAAAGCTGATACGACTTTTATCTAAGCCATCAAGGAGTGGCTCTAAGGTGTTGGTTATCCAATCGTCAATCTCTTTGGCTCGGCTATGTTCAGGTAACAAAGCAAACTCATCATTTTTATCAAGGCGAATGACAGGCGTGTAAGGATTCATACGACTTTCAATCAAAGCACGGTTTAGCCATTTACCGCCACCATTTTTGGCAATACAGTCCAGCTCTTCTTTGGCGTCCTCGCCATGACTTGCCCGAATGTCCGCTATCCACTGTCTTTCGCCCTCTGGTGTCCAGTCTATACCAAGCCTTAGACAAATGCGTTGGTATAAGCCGTCCGCTATGGCATCATCAAAGCTAATGCGGTGCAAAGAATAAGGCTTTTTGCCTGCTCTGATGTCATTGACAAGCTCGTTAAAGGCATTGTCCACCCCATCGTGGGTAGAAATAATATGAACCTGACCGCCCCACATTAACAGAGCCATCGCTGATTTTAATAGCTCTGGCAAGTTTTCGTGGAAAGCTGCTTCGTCCAAAATGACCCGCCCTTGCTTACCACGCAAGTTGTTGGGGCGAGATGACAAGGCGGTAATGCGGTGTCCTGACGCAAAACGAATGACAAACGCCAAAATCGCCTGTCTGTCATCGCCGTCCACAAAGACCTCTTCGGTCTCTTCCACTTCGCCTGCCACCAAGCCATAAAATTTCGCCCAGTTGCCACAGTCGTGAATAAATTCTAACGCCATATCTTTGTTATAGCCGACATACCAAACATTCATTCCGTTTGTCTTGGCTGCCAAAAGAGCCGAATCAGCCGCTTCGCCCCAAGTTAAGCCAATACGCCGTGATTTTTCGCACACTTTAACCGCCGATGTGTCAGCACACCAGCGTTGTTGGTAGGGTAATAGCACCATTGGGCTACGAGAAATATTGCTAATTTCTTGGCTGAGTGCCGTGCGTTTTGGCTGGCTCATTCTCCAATCCCCAAAATCTTACGGCGAATTTCGTCAGCCGTTTCGTCAGATAATCCGCCTTTTTTAACCACTTTGGCGACTTCGCTGGCGGTTTGTTCAATTTTGACTTGTAATTTGGCTTGATATTCTTTCAAATTGGTACTTGCCGATGTCAAAGCAGCAATATTTTTGGAGGCTTTGGCAACCATATTAAATCGCTCAACCGCCCCCAAATTGTCCATATCGCCAATTTCTACAAGTGCGTCAAATAATTCAGTCTGCACCATTGCCATCAGTGCTTCCGAGCGAGTGTCACCCTCATCAGATGCACCCTCAGCAATCAGCCGTGCCGCCTCAGTGCTTGCTTTGATACTGGCAAAGCGTTTTTGTACCTTTGAGCCGTAGCGATGCACCGCACTTCGGCTGATTTCATAGCCTTGTGATTTTAGCCAGTCGGCAAGTTCGGTATAGTTGCCAAAGCCATTGTCGGCAAGTTTGCGTTCTAATTCGTGGCGGACAGTCTCTGGCAACCGCTCAACACTGCTTCTTTGTGCCATACCGCCCCCTAAGATTGCCAGTATTTGTCAGGTCGTCCAATACCCAGCGGACAATCGGTGGTGTACTCGGCAATGTCCACCCCTTGATAAGTTAGGTCAGCATACCATACGCCGTTTGGCTGTTTGGTAAGTTTGATAAAGCTGGCATTGGATAAGTATTCAAGTTGCTGACGAAGTTCTAAGGCGGTAATGTCAGCATAAATCCCGTACATCACATCCAGCAAAAAATCTCGCTAGTGGTGTAGGGGCGAGCCTTGTGCAAGGTATTGATGATATGCCAACGCATACCACCGCGGCGTGCTTTTTCGTTCATTGTCTTTGGCTCTCCATTTTATACAGGTCGGTCAAGGTCTTTTGAATGCTGTCCATTTTGGCTTCTAGGACGGCTTGGTTACGGATATAGTCTTCTCGTAGGACAAATTTTTCGGGCAAGACGGCTTTTTGTTCGGCAAATAGGGTTTCTAAATGCTCAACCTTGTCAGATAATTTGTCTTGCATCTTTTGGCGTTCGTCTTGCTGGGCGGCAAACTGAGCAAGTAGCATTTTGCCAAAACCCCAACATACCCCCAAAAATGACAATAAAAAGCCAACAAGTTGCCAAAAATCAATGTTAATAAAAGTCTTATCCACTTATTATCCCCTTGCTTTCCTAGTTTCAAATTCGGTTTGGCACGCCACACACCGCTGACAGCCTGCGACAGCCGTCCTGTTTGTGGGTTTGTGATAAGGTCAAGATTTTCATTGTCAAACTTATGCTAAAATTTGGGGGATATTATGCCAAGATGAGTGTGATAAGTCCTTTAAAGCGTTTTAAAAATTGCTTGGGTGGGTGGTTTGATGACAACAAAAAAAGACTTGCCAAAAACAAGTCTTGTTGGTATGATACGAACAGAGCTACTAGATAGCCGTGAGTTACTGACAGTCTAGAACTGCCAATAGCCAAGACCCCCAAAACCTAATGGTATTGGGGGTTTATTTTTAGTTGCGATAACCGTTATCAATGGTTGATTATACTAAGGTTTTTTGTGATTATTGAGTATTTTATTTGATAGCTCAAACTTAGCAAAACGATAATAATCAGAGTTTTGAAAAAATGTGCAAAAAGTCGCCCAATCTAAACATTTAACCTTTTGTTGCCTAGTAAACAAATGCAGTTCGGCAAGCAACAAATCAAAGAGGCTTCCATCAGCTTGCAATAATTCATCAGCAAACTTTAAAATATCAGCCGAAAAACCAACATTGGGGACACAAGCAAGGTACATACCCTTGTACCCATTGGGCATTTTTCTTGGTAAGATGTTATTGTAGTAGCTCATTAGTGCTTGTTTTAATTCTTTATGCTCACCAAGACTATCAAGTAAATCGTAGGCATGAAAGACTACTCGCACCATACCTTCTTTTGCTGGGTAGCTAGCATCTATTACGCCAAAAATTGTGCCGTGAAATAATCTTTTTCTCTTGGTCTTTCCGTTTCTTTTTCCTTTGCAGAATAATTCTAATTCTGCATAATGTCCGTTCAAAAATATTTGACGAGATAACTTTTCTATTAATTTTTGATAAGTAACTACATCGCATTCATCAAATGAGTGACCTGAAAAACTCCAACGAGCCAAACTGTGACGAACGAGATTGTTATTATGTTTGCTTAACATCATTTTCTCCATTGAGACTATAATTTTCTCACTTTTATCACTCCAATCCTTTCATAATAAATGCTCGTGTCTCGGCACTCGCCTGCCGAAAGCGTCTTAGTAGTTCTTGTTCATCTGCACTCTGGGCGGTCATCGCCTCGTCCACACTCATCATCTCTTGATAAGCGGAGAGTTGCTTTAAGTCGCCGATGGTGCGACCGATGCGAAAATCATTTAAAAGATAGTACGCTTCCATTCCCATTTCTATCATTAAGCCGAGTTGTTTAATGGTTGGACTGGATTTTTCCTGTTCCCAATCCACAACCGTGCGTTTTGACACCCCTATTTTTTCAGCAAATTGGGGTTGTGTCAGGTTTAATCTGGCTCGCTCTTCTTTCAATCTTGTTCCAAACACGAAAATTTTCTCACTTCTTATAACTCCAATCCTTTCATAATAAAGTGCTTCATTTTTGGGTCTAGTTGCCTAATACTCTCAACTATCGCTATATCCTGCTCAGAATATTGAGCAGGAAGTGTGTGATTGCCAGTAATCACATAAGTAACATCTAAGCCGTGCTCACTCATTGCCATCAGTTTATCCAGTGGTACATTTGCCTTTTCTGACCAGTTGTACAGGGTATTTCTAGCAATACCTAATTTGCGTGA